CACCCTTTCGCGGGTGTTGGCGGGGCATATGGGCGGCATACTCCCCCATTCCCTTCTATAGCCTCACCTTATCATATGGACAGCGAAAAGAGGTTTTGGGCTTGCTCTGGAAAGGACGATTGTTCCGATGCAATACGCACAGAAGGTCACCCAGGGCCCGGCGACAGAGCCTGGGCCAGGCTGCACGGATGGAGAATAGCTTATGAGCTACGACCGGAGGTAATTTCCCATATGTACGTTGATTCGCACACCTTAGTGTACGTTGTTAAAGGCATGCCTTGCATTGTGAATCCTTACGTCTTGGAGAATGGTGATTATAACCCGGAAACGTTTGGGGCTCTTCATACAGCAACAGCCACTTGGCGTCTAACTGACCCTTGTGAAATGAAGGCTCATGACCGGGTTTACATCATCTTCCGCCTCCGCCGAGCAGCCACAACTGTGACCGGCTGCTTCATGAAGAAGATTCCTTTTCACCTAGATAAGGTGAATGATGTGACTTATCGCGAAGTCACTCCCAAAGTTGCCACTGTAGCGGATTTTCCAGATACAAAGACCTACATGAAGGTCATGTTCGCTCAGTTGGCAGCAAGTGCTCCAGAAGATTGCCGTGGCTACATTCAGGATGCCAGAAATGGAGCACTGGCCTCGCTAGGAGAGGGTGACTTGTCTCCCCTCTTCGATCCGGTCAGGTGTGTTCATGCCATCATCAACCAGAATAGGCGGTTGGCGATGTACATGGGCATGCCTGGCGCTGCATATACCTTGGCTTAGAGGCGCCGGTTGCGGCAGTGTGTCAGTTGTAATGTAGATCCTTTACCTCCTTATAGGTGGAAGCAGCGAATCTGTGACAACTGCCGCAAGGCGCTCTCCAATGTCAGGAAGGGGTACGTGAGTCCCATAGGCTGCCAAGTGCAGATGGGGCTTCAAACAGCTCAAGGAAATTGTGGCATCATCAATCTAATCGGAGAACAATTGCCACCGCCTGAAGACAAGTGGTCTGAAGTGGATTTTCCCAAAGGCCACATTAAAATTAGAGCTGATGCGTACCCAGGGGCTAGTAAAGGTTCTAAATGGGTGGACCTTGAGAAGAATGACCTCGCCAAGCTTGCCCGATTGCCGTTGAAGGAAGTCTTCATGGCTCGGGCTGTCGGTCCCACAATATCTGGAGCCAGAGTTATGGTCTCCGCAGGATCAGACTACAATGCTTATAAAGCTTTGGCTTGTAGAGTCTTTCGACCCCCCCCACAGGGTGAAACGGGTCTTTGGAGGTTTGCTGCCAGCTTCTCCAGAGCCATCCTTCCCCTTTGGGACGACCCCCCTCCAGAGATGTCTGAAGAAGATTGGTTGGCTTCAATGCCGTCTAAAAGGCAAAAACCACTTCGACAGGCAATGGAGTTGTACAAGCGAACAGGATGGGATCAGAAATATTCCAAATTCAAGGCCTTTATTAAATGTGAATTGTTGCCTTTCTTTGACAAGAATGGCGATGGCCTCATGCCGCTGAGGGCCATGGTTGATCGTTTGATCAACGCCCCACATGACGTCACACATGCTATTGCTGGCCGAAAGATTAAGCCCTATCTTAAGTGGCTGAAGGAACAATGGAATGTTGATAATCACCTATTCTACGCAGGTACGTCCC